ACATTAACCAGGGTGGAACATCATATTTACAGTTTGTGACAACTGACTCTGGCGAGAAAATTGTTGCAAACAAGGATCTGGAAACATCAGTTAGCACTAATTTTGTGGAGCGTGGAGCTTGTTTTCATTCATCAACAAACCGAGCATGGGTGTTCGGTTATTAATTAACATTTTATAGGAGTTCAGAAATGGCAGTGAGTCGAGGAGCAGGAACAGAGATAATTCGGTCTGCATATTTTGAGGATATAGATTCTACGGACAAAACCTTAATATTTGGTGTACAACATCATATTTACACAGTTTTGAGTATTATTATTTATCCTACTGCACTTAATGCAACTACAGATACATGTTCAATTACGTTAGTAGGATATGATTCTAATGCTGGAACAACTGCACAATCTATAACATTATTTACATGTAATCCTCAAGTAGCTAGTAAAGAGACATTTGTATGGAATGACAAGTACTCTTTTAATGGTCACGAGCCAACTGATTTTACAGGGCCGATGGATAGTATTGTAAAACAAGATGCAATAGCAGATCAAGGAAGTTCAGTTGTACAGAAATTAATTGCTACAGGTACTCATGCTAGTGACTCGTATAATATTGGAATAACTTTTATTGACCAGAACAACGCATAGGAGAAACCATATGAGTGGAATAATTATGAATAGTCCAAATATGAAAAGTGGGATAATTGGGAGGTATCCCGATGGTCATATATTTTATAAAAAAATATGGAAACTACTCAATTTTAATGGTGCATCTAGTCACACTAATGATGGGAGCGCACAAAAGGCAATAGATGATTCATATTCTTTTGAGGTAATAGCAGGTAATACTTATTTTATAGAAGTCTCAATAAGAGCATATACGGCATACTCTGGCCCTTCTGCCACTATGCCAAGAAGGGGGTATATTAAAATATTTTATGGTGTGAATCATTCTCAAGATGATACCAGTTTTGGTAGCGATACTTATTTGCAGGAAACAATGTTTGGAAATTATTTGATTGCGAATAGTACTGCTGATGCTCACACTTTTAGTAATAATGCAACAGTTCGTGCAGCTATTGTAGCTACTACAAATAAAACAGAATATTTTACAGTCGTATCGGCTGTTGATACTCCAAATATTAATATAGTTTGTGATTTTGGTGGAGTCCCAAATATTCTGCAAGTTACAGGCTTGCAAGGTGACATAACAACGGCAACGGATTAATTAAATAAAGAAAATGACTAATGACTATAGCAGAAGTGCAAACAATTATTGAAGATCTGAGACAAAAAATACCACAACTACAGATGCAGCTGCACCAGGCTGAAGGTTATCACCAGGCTCTCACCGATATGCAACAAAAAAAGGATAAGAATGCCCCTGCAAAAACAGCTCGTTCCGGTTGATATAGTTGCTGGTCTTGACACCAAGAATGATCCAAAACTCACGCCTAAATTAACTGATCTCAAAAACGGCAGATACACTGTTGGAAGTCAGATTTCAAAACGCCTGGGGTATACTGCCATAAGCCAGCAAGTTTCCGGTACAACAGATTTACTCTCTTCCGGTGATGGTCTTACCTCATTCCAGGATGAACTTCTGGAGTTTTCCGGTTCCAAACTTTACAGCTATTCCAGTGGAGTTACCAGGTGGACCGATATGGGAGGATTCCAGAGTGTGAAGATTGATTCAGACGATGTTGTTAGGAACACTTCTGAAGCAAAGAACCAGGACAGCTGCATTGCATCCGGTCTTACTTTGTATGCCTGGGAGAGTTATTCAGTGGCTGGAGCATTGGAAGGTGTTTTTTGCTCAGTTATTGATTCCACCAGTGGTGCAGTTTTTCAGTCCACTACCCTCATTGATGCAACTGCAATAAATCCCAGGTGCGTTGCTTTAGGTCCAAATCCCACCCTTGTGTATCTTGATACCAGTGCATCTCCATACGTTATGAAAACAGTCCAGGTGGATATTAATAATCCAATTGCGTTTAATTCTTCAAGCACAATTGTAAGTGATGTTAATGCAACCAATTCCACTTATGATGTTGCAGTAAACTCTGCAGATGCAGATGCAGGCAATGCAGTATTTGCATACAATTCAAATGCTTCTAATACTTTAGGAGTTGGCTATATTGCCACTGATGGTGCGGTTGGTGGTCCTGCCACTGGGTTTCCTGGTGCAGTTACAATTGGTTCAACAAACTCAAATGATTTTATTACACTCTGCACCGACAGGGTTAATACAGATCCAACTGAATCTGAAAGAATTTATGTTGCATATTCTTCCAGGACTGCATCGGCAGGATTGAAGATCAAGCGACTTAAATCTACCCTGACAGTGGAAGCAACCCACACGGTGGAAGGATCTGCCACTCAGATTACCGGTGCATCAATTATTATAACCCAGGCAGGAGATCTGCAGATAATTTACACCTTCTCTGCTACCAATACCTACGATTACCAGGTTAAGGGTGCGTTATATGATGTTTCTGCAGATACTATGGGAGCAGCTGCAATCATTAAGCGCAGCGTGGGCTTGGCATCCAAGATTTGGGAGTATGATTCAAACAAATATTTTGTCTGTATCCATGAATCCAGTTTGCAGCCTACATATTTTCTATGCGATACAGATGGTCTGGTAAGTGCCAAGATTTTGCCTGGAACTGCAGGCACTATTCCAGCAAAGAATTTTCTCTCCCAGGTATCACTTAATACTGCAGGAGTTTTCAGATTTGCAGGATTGGTGAGAACCAGGCTAACATCCAAAAACAATGATATTTATTCACTCACTGGAGTCTCAGAAATAGAACTGGACTTCACTTCAGTTGAGAGATTTGAAGCAGCAGAATTGGGAGGAAATCTGCACGTTGGAGGTGGATTTGTTTCAATGTATGACTCTCAGCAAATTGTTGAGCTGAATTTCCATTTATATCCAGAGAATGTTTCTGCAGCGGTAAATAACTCAGCTGGTTCCCTTGCAGCTGGAACTTATCTCTACCAGGTAATCTGGACCTGGACTGATGCCAAAGGCCAGGATCACAGATCTGCACCAAGTGTGGCAGTTTCTGCAACAACATCCGGTGGATCTTCAACTGTAACCCTTACAATTCCAACTTTGCGCCTAACTCAGAAAACCAATGTGGTCTGTGAGGTTTACAGAACCGTTACAACCGGCAGGCTGCTTTTCAAGATTGGCAAGGTTGATAACAATACCGCTGCAGATTCAATTTCCTTTGCAGATGCTGGTAGCATTAGCGATACAAATTTGGTGGCAAAACAGAGCCTATACACCAATGGTGGAATTATTGAAAACATACCACCACCGGCATCCCTGGTACTCACAAGTTACAAAAACCGGTTGGTTTGCGTTAGTTCAGAGAATCCAAAAAAACTAATCTATTCCAAGAAACGGACTCCACTTGGACCAGTTGAATTTTGCGATGTTTTTTCCATTGTTTTAAACAAGGCGCAGCGGATTACTGCACTGGCAGAATTTGACCAGAAACTGATTATATTTGAACCAAACCAGATATTTTACATCACAGGAAACGGCCCAACTTCCACTGGTGCGCAGAATGACTTTTCACCACCCCAGGTGGTTACAGGAGATGTTGGTTGTGCCAATACAAACTCCCTGGTCCTAATGCCACTGGGACTCATGTTCCAATCAAACAAGGGCATATACCTTTTAAACAGATCCTTGGAAACAGTTTACATTGGGGCAGAGGTTGAAGCATATAACTCTCTCACAATTACATCAGCAGAATTGATCCAGAATGAAAACCAGATCCGCTACCTCACTTCTGATGGCAGATGTTTAGTTTACGATTATTTCTATGGCAAGTGGGCAACCTGGACTAACCATGAAGGACAGGGGGCTACTATTTGGAATGCGACAGGAGATTATGTGTACCTACGAAGTGACGGCAGAATATTTCAGCAGTCATCTTCCAGCTACAAAGATGATAACGATCCAGTGGAAATGAGTCTTACCACTTCCTGGGTTAAGACAAATGGTATCCAGGGATTCCAGAGAATACGGAGGGCATTGGTCCTGGGTGATTTTAAATCCACCCACACCCTGCAGCTGGAAATTGGACATGATTACCAGGACTATTTCAATGAGCTGCACAAATTTGATTACCTGAATGACCTGGAGGTAATTGAGTTTGGTGATTCCACACCTTTTGGACTTGAGGGTTATTTTGGAACATCTTCAGGAGTTGCAGATGGAGTGTACCAGTTTCGTGCGCACTGCAAAAAACAGAAATGCCAGAGTGTGCGTTTCCGAATATCTGATACAGAAGAAGCAAATCCTGGTCAGGCTTATTCAATTTCCTCACTGATGTTAGAAGTTGGCATCAGATCCAATTCTATGAAACTTCCACAACAAAAACTAACATGATGAATCAAATGGGTGGTCAGTCACAATTCAGTGACGAAGATCTCAGAAAACTTGCAATTCTTTTGCAGCAAATGCCTGCAAATGAGGGGTTGGCTTCAGTTACTCA